AGCTTGTTTAATTGCTTCACTACTTCTTTCTAATGCTCCTGGTGTTTCACGATAATATTTTTTCCGTGCTTCACTCATTTTTAGTTTATCTTCTTCTGTAAGTTTATAACCATTGAACCCTTCTCCACCATAAGTCATATTATATCCATCTCCATCTATATAATGTGAATTGTACATTAGAATGTATCCAATTTCCTTTTCTTGTAATTCTTCTAATGTATCCGCTGTATCTATTTCTACAAGTTCAAAAGTATCTACTTTTTTATGTTTTCGTAATGCCTTATACAGATATTTTTGATTATTTATGTCTTTTGCACAGAATAAATGTTCTTGTTTTCGCTTTTTCAATGTAGTAGTTGTTAAACCAATATAAACTTTTCCATTAATAACTGGTATTTTGTAAATAAAACCGTAAGTCATATTAGATTCGTCCATCTTTATATAATATTATAAAATATGTCTTTAAATAGTATTTAAATAAATATTGTGACGATAATAGGTAACAGGTATGCTTATATAAGTGTTTTTATAAACAATAAATTTTAAATAAATAAAAATAAAAATAAATAAAAAATAAATTATTAAATTTTTTATTTATTAGATTTTAATTTTAATCTTCTTCTTCATATTCATCACCATCTAATGTAGGGTCAAAATCATCATAGACGATTGATAATCCATTCCATACACCTCGTTGCTTTCTTCCAAATTTCTTGTTAATAAATTCGAATAACTCACGACCCTTTGGAACATTTTTACCATGATGTAACTGATACCATACTTTGAATACTTCGTATAAAGTGGTTTCTCTAATCTTTCCACCAGAGCACTTCTTAATTTTGTCGGCAGCAAATTCACTGTAGTAATCTTGCGTATTTCTGTAATTAGAACTACTAGCTTTAACAGCTGAACAAATATTGACAAGACCATCTGTTTGAACAGCTTTCATAACTAACATAGACATAAACACAGGAGCCCAAGCAGTAAACTTCTTATCAAGTTTCTTATCTAATTCGAATTGATATTTTCGCTCCTCATCGAATTCGGCTTTAGGACAGAATTTGGAAATAAATTCACAAACACAAATTCTTCTCCAAGTTCCCTCATCATTACTTCCGACATCCAACAATGTGTTCGTGCAGACAACCAATTTAAATTGAGGAATAAATGTGATACTGTCCTTGAATAATGCTCTGGCTTGTAGAGGGTCACCACCAGTAATTTCCTTCATAATACCCTCATTGATGCGATCGCCCTTGGAAGGCTCTTGCATAACAGCATAACGAATTCCTTTAAGTTGGGCAACTTCTGAAGATGTGCTACCAATAGAATTTCTCTTTGCTGCTATAAGAGTAATAGGAACAGTAGCTTTATAGTCACCCAAACACATAGACATTAATTCAACAAGTTTTGATTTACCATTACTACCATTACCATTATATATATTAAATGTTTGGTCATTATTTTCACCAATTAGTGTTGATGCCAAATGTTCCCACATATAATCTCGAAGTTCCTTTTCAGGAAATAATTTGAGCATGAAATCATTAATTTCGTCAATTTGTTTCTTGTGTTTCTTGGCATCAAGAATGTTATAAGAAATATTTGTAGTTTTTGAAATATAGTCGTCTGGTTTACCATCACGAAAACATTTAATATCAAAGTCATAAACACCGTTAATAAAACACATTAATCTAGGATTAGCGTCTACTTTGTCAATAAAGCTACTATCATAAAATATTTCTTTAGCCTCACGCATAATATTATCTTTGACTCCTCTTCTTTTAAGGTTGTTGGACAAGTCAGCAATTTTTTTAGCTCTAGACTGTAAATCCTTGTGCTTCTCGCTTGTAGGATCAGTAGTTCCGCTGCTAATCTGTTTAACAAGTTCCATTTGCTTATTAAAATAAATTTGAAACAATTCTTGAGAAATAGCCATTCGTAAAGCGGTTCCACCTTCATTTTCTTCCCATCGATGATTTATATAGATATACCAGGCGTCTTTTTTAATAGAAACACAAGTAAATCTATCCTTATACATTTGATAAAGAACTAAGGCGAAATCAAAATCAGTTTGGTTATCTATAGTTTTTTCAATGAAATAACTAATAGTTTCTTGTCTAATTTCGTCATATTTTTCAGGATTATCATGTTTAGCCCAATATATAATAGATTTAAAGGTTAGACAATCATCATTTGATGTTTCAAAACGGCACCACATATCATAGAAATCGGATATTTTATCGAATTCGAAACTAGGTGATTGAGCACTGAATGCTATCCAAGTAATAAATAATTTATCACTTGTATTCTTAAGAGCCCAACCGACACGAATCCATTTATCATATGGGATATAATATTTATCGGTTAAACACATAGTATACATATGAGTTTCTTTCAATGTATATTCATTCGACTCGATATGGTCAACAAAATGTTCAACAAGTATATCCAATTCATCTTGATTTGTGATTTGTGTAATATCCTCTAATTTATTTTTATCAACAATTTTTAATTTACTTTTACTTTTCTTCTTAGTTTTAACAGCTTCAAATTCGGCTTTAATAGAATCTTTCATTTCAAAGGATTGATGTCCTTCATATTGGGCACTTAATAATTTAAAATTCTTTTTCATATCAAATTTTTTGACATCATTAATACTAAGAGTCCAATCATTATCTTCATCTACTTCTAACTCATAATTATGTTTAAGAACATAACTTTCATTTCCAGGTTTTCTTGAACCATATAATTGCCAATTAACAGTTGCCTTTGTGACACCCTCATCTAATACTTCTTCCCAGGTATTTTCGAGAGGTAAATTTCCCCATACCTCCTTTAACTTAGATACCATTCTATTTCTAAGAATAACTTGAAGACCTCTTTCCATATGAATACCAATAATCATATGAATACCATCCTTAGTAGTATTTTCTAACATATTAACATTTTCTTTTTCAAAAATAAATACTGGAATAACTGTTCTAGATGGGATATCAATAAGTTCGGATATTTCCTGAAAATACAAATTAACCATTTCATTTATATCCTCCTCGGTGTGTTGCTTTTCTTCAACATCAGTGGAATATCTGAAATCAAAATCCAACATAATTGGTCCGATTTCACGGTTTTGTTTTTCCGTAAGAAATTCGAATTTACCGTCTTGAAAAACATGTTTATAATATTTGGCATAGAATTCGTCTAAGTCGTCTAGAGTATAACTTCCAGCTTTGATATTTAAATTATTATCTCCTATTCTGGTATGAGTAAACCCTTCGCCTTTTTGTGAATAGTGTGATTTTAAATAAACGTCAAATGATTGTTTCATTTTAGACATAGTATATTGTATATATTATAAACATTATATTTAGGTCAATTTTTTTATAAATATCTAAAGAATTCAAAAAATGTATAAACTGATTATGTATTCTTTATTTTTGAGAGATAATTTTAAGTATTTACTCTAAAATATGTTGATTTTATTAATAATATAGATATGATGTAAAAATGTTATATGTTATATATTAATTCAATACCACATAAATATATTATTATATTATCTATAACATGTCTACTGAAACCGTAGTATTATCGAGAGAAACTACCAAAAGATTAATTAAAGATATTAGAGAAATGATTAAAAATCCATTAGATGATGATGGTATTTATTATAAACACGATGAAGCCAATATTCTAGAAGGTTATGCCTATATATCTGGTCCATCTGAATCACAATATGTTGGAGGGAATTATTTTTTTAAATTAACATTTCCTTCGGACTATCCACATCAACCACCAAAAGTCGAATTTATGACTAATGATGGTATTACTCGATTTCATCCTAATATGTATAGAAATGGAAAAATGTGTTTATCTGTATTAAATACATGGCGTGGTGATCAATGGACTGGATGCCAGAGTATTCGAACTATATTATTAACTATAATAAGCATAATGGATAAATTTCCATTATTACATGAACCAGGATTTAGTATGAAACATCAAGATGTTGAGAAGTATAATAAAATTATATTATATAGAAATATTGACTACTCTGTCAATAATATTATTCAAAACCTAAGTAACGAAGACTATATATTTAATAATTTATTTAAGGATAATATTGTCTGTGAATTCAAAAAGAAACAACCTGAATTATTGTCTATTTTAGAAAAAAACAAAGACGAGGATTCTTATGGGGTTAAAACAGGAATATATAATTTAAATATAAAAATTAACTGGGGTGAAACATATAATAATTTTATTAAAATTAAAATATAAAATTGAAATGTAATAAATAAAAATATATATATTATTCAAAGAAGATGCACTTTTGTAATAAATGCGACAACATGTACTACAT